ATGATGGACACGGCGGAGGCGATCATCGCCAAGGGCGGCGTGGACAACCTGTCTCCCGAAGAGCTCGTGTTCTCGGCAGGCACGCTCGCCGACGCGAACAAGATTCTCGCCGTCGCCAGGGGTGGTCGGACCACGGCTGGACGCACGCTGAATGCGCTGAAGCAACGCTTCGATCGGACGCTGGCGTCGGATATCACCGCCGCGAACGAGCGCAAGGCGGCGCAACAGACCGCTCAGCAGGCGCGTCGCGCTGCCGCGAGGGCGACGACCGTGCTGGCGAAGGGCCGCGAGCTCGAGCGCGAGGCGACGACCGCCAAGGCGGAAGCGTCCAGGAATGGTGCGCCACGCGACATTCTGAGGGAAATCGACCAGGCGTACGCCGAGCTCGATCGGTACAACGCGATGACGCTGCACGAGAAGGGCGCCGAGTTCGATCGGCTCAAGGCGGAGCGCGCCGCGGCAGCGGCGAACCGGAAGGCGAAGGTCCGCTCGGCGCCCGAAGAGCTCCTGAGCGCGTTGCGCGCCGAGCTCAAAGCCGAGCAGGACAATTTCGCCAAGCGCAAAGATACCTGGGAGACGATGGCGTTTTGGGACTCGAAGCAGTTCGAGAACGCGATGGCGAAGCGGACGGCGTTCCGCGGCCAGCTTTACATCGAGCAGCAGCGCAAGGTCGCCAACATCGCCGCCAAGCAGGCGGAAAAGGACGCGGCTCGAGCGTTCGACCAGGAGCTCCAGCGGCGCGGCAACCAGCAGGCCAAGGCAGAGAAGCTGCTCGAGGCGATCGGCGGTCGCGAAGTGACGACCGAGATGCTGCGGAACTTCGTCGCGGCGATGGCTGACCCCGCACCGGACGCTGCGGCCAAGTTCCTGAAGGGCATGGCGAAGCCGTCGAATTGGGCTCGTGCGACGACCATCCGTCTGGCTGGTCTGCTGTCAGGTCCGTTGACGCACATGGCGAACATGGGCGGCAACACGGCTCGTGTCATGGTCGAAGTGCCGGTCAGGGCGACGACGGTGGGCATCGACGCCGCGCGTGCCGCGGTGACGGGCGGCGAGCGCCAGGCATACATGGCTGAGCTCCTACCGATGATCGAGGCGTGGTCGCCAGGGTTCTACGCGCAGCTACCGAACGCGCTGCGCGCACTCAAGACCGGCGTCGGTCCGCGGGAAGCTGTCGACCTGTCGAAAGTGCGCGCTGGTTTCCAGAGCGAGACATTGCCAGTCATAGGGCGTGGTATCGAGAAACTCGGTATTCAAGGCGGGGTCGATGCAGCGGTTGAGATGCCACTGCGATTGCTCACGGCGGAGGACATTCTGTTCCGCGGTGCTGCCCACGCCGCGCACGCCAATCGCGTCGCGACGCGCGAGGCGATCAAGGAAGGTTTCCGCGGTGACGCGGTCAAAGGGCGCGCGGCGAACATCGTGGCGAACCTCGAGGAATACCCCGACCTGGCAAAGGAGGTCGAAGACGCTGCGGCGCACATGGTTTTCCAGGAGCGCCGCAATCTGCCTCTTCCAAGGAACCTGCCAGGCGCAAGCGCGATGCAGTCGGAGGCGGGCCGTTTTGCGGTCTCGCAAGTAGCACCGTTCGTCCAGACGCCGGCCAACATCACCGCGCAGGGCTTCGGTATGTCGCCGCTCGGGTTCATGGGCGCCTATGAGGCGGCGCGTGGGACGCGCGGCATGGCGGTCGGGACCAGGGCTGAGCGGTACGCCCGCGGTCGGCAAGTCCTACTTGCAGAAGAGCGCGCCGCGCGAGCGATCGTCGGTACGGGCATCTTCGGCGCCGGCGTGGCGCTCGGACTCGGCGGCATGCTGACCGCGGCCTACTCGGAAGACCCCGCTGTGAACAGCACGTACCCGCAGGGCTGGCGACCCTGGAGCTTCCGACTGTCGGACCCGGTGACGAAGAACACGTACTACATCCCGCTCCAGAACCTGGCCGTGGTCGGCGCGCCGCTGGCGATGGCGGCGATCCTGACCGACCCCGTCCACCACGGCAAGACCGTGCTCGATCCCGAAGAGTTTGCGATGGCGGCGACGGGCATCGGCAAGTACGTGCTCGACAACACGTTCCTACAAGGCATGAGTGACTTCGTGGACCTCCTGCAAGACCCCAACGCGCGCGGCGGCAAGTTCCTTGAGTCGCTGACTGCCAGTTATGGCCCTTACTCGGCGATGGGCCGCGAGATTCAACGCGCCGCTGGTGTCGCGACGCGCAATCCGCGGGAAGGTATTCGCGGGCTGATCGACGCGATGGAGGCCAACTACCCCGGCCTGTCGGGTAACGTCCCGCCGTCTCTGACGCCGATCGGCGAAGAGCGCACTCAGGGCGCGACCGGACTCGGGCGGCTGGTGCCGTTCAGGTACGACATTGAGCGCGACGAGCCGACGCTTGCCACGCTGCGCGAAAATGGCGTCGGGATTCCGAACCAGGTGAAGGCCGTCAACGCGGGCAATGGCTGGTCGATCGACTTGACCGAAGACGAACGCGCGCAGCTTCAGCAGGCTCGAGGCGCCGCGATCCGCGACCAGGTCGCGTACGTTGTTCAGTCGAGGGCATACCAGCGTATTCCTGCCGGTCAGGCTGGTCTGGCGGATCGGAACTACATGCTGCGCCAGGCAGTCTCGGCGGCGACGCAGGATACGAACAACCGCTTTGTCGGCAGACTGAGCCGAGCCGAGCTCGATGCTCGAGCGCAGCCGCGCACGGTGCCTGAGGCGTACACGTTGGGAGGCGGGCCGTAATGCCGTACAAGAACAAGCAAGAGGCGGTCAGCGCGCTCGCGCCTGGGTACACCATCAGCGGCGAGCAACCCCACTACGTCAAGCGGCCCAACCCGGACGCGGGCCGACCAGGGCAACCAGCGGAGCTCCAGGAAGTCGACGGCATCGAGCTCTCGATCATCGACCTGAAGAACCGCAACAACCCACCCGACACGATCATCGTCAAGGAGGTCGGCAACGCTCCCTGGAAGGGCGGTGTCGGCTTCGATGTCGTCCAGGGGCCGAAGCAGGCGCTGCCGGTGCCGCCCAAGACGCCGACGGCGAGCGCGCAACTCGACAAGCTGGACGATAACGGCGACCCGTTACCCGCGGGCTCGACGGCGAAGCCTGCCTTCGTGCGCGACCCGGCGACGGGCAACGTCTTCCAGACCAAGGACGACGCGGTCTCCGACCCGTCGACGTGGGTGCCGTTCAAGAACCCGAACGACACTACGCAAGTCCTGGGCTACTACGACCCCAAGGCGCAGAAGATCGTCGCGAGTGTGCCGCAGGCCGCGGCGGGTACGCGCAGGACGGGTGACTACACCGATCTGATCGACCCGAACGACCCGAACGGTAAGCGGGTCATCGGCAAGATTGACACGGGCTCGAAGGAAATCTTCGCCGTCTCGCGCGACCCGACGACGCAGAAGCAGATCGTCTCCACGCCCGAAAAGATTTTCGTCTTTGACGACCAGGGCAAAGTCGTCAACACGGTCAACGTCGACAAGAACTCGCCGCTTCAGGCGGTCGTCATCGACGGTACGCGCTACACCTTCGACCCGAACGCCAAAGACCCCGCGAAGGCGTTCACCAAGGTCGGCGACGAAGGTCTGCCGAAGACCATCAAGCAGGGTGACGACACGCTCGTCCTGGTCGACAACCCGGACGGGACGCAGAGCTACCACTACCCGCCAGGGGCGACGCCGCGGCCCACGCTGAACACCAACACCACGGCCAAGTTCCTGGTCTACACCGACCCGGTAACGGGCAAGGAAGTCGCGCGCACCGACAACCCGAACTACCAGGCGCCGCAGGTCACCCCGCCGACGACCAACGCCACGTCGAAGATGATCCCGGCGCCCGATCCGAGCTCGCCGACGGGCTGGAAGTGGGTCAAGAACGAGGCGCGCGTTACCGCGTCGCAGGCTCTTCAGGACTTAGCCAGTCAGCTATCGGGACGAGTGGTCGACCAGGACATTTCGGTCGAAGAGGCGCAGGCGATCATCAAGAGCGCCAACGACGCGATGGCGACGGCCTCGAGCGCCGCGGCGACGACGGTCTCGGCGATCAATCAGGGGGCGACCGCGGGCGCCAACATCCTGAACCAGCGCGTCCAGGCGGCGCAGAACTTCGTCAACCAGGGGCTCGGCCTCCTGGGGCAAACAAAGCATGGTTTGCTGGTCGCGCCACCGAGCGACTTCGCGGCCAACCTGGTCTCGGGCGCCGCAGGTTTCGCGACCGAGCTCGGCGGCGGTCCAGAGGTTTTCCAGGCCGCGGCGAACCTGGTTCGCAGGGCAGACCCGACGGGAGCTCAGGGGCAGGATGCTGCGGCGGCGTACGCGACGCTGACGCAGATGTTCCAGAAGTACCGCCAGACGCACAACGGCCAGCCCTCGCCGCAGGAGGTTGACGCGCTCAAGGGCGGCAACGGTATGGGTACCGGCGGTCAGCAGACCGTACCGGGTCCGGTCCAGACGCAAGCCGTCCCGAACCCGTTCGCGCAGAGCGGCATCGCCGAAGGCTCGAACCGGACCTTCGCTGCGCCGATGCCAGCTAACGCGGTGCCCGGTCAGAACTATGGTGCGGCGACGGCGTATACCGGCGGCATCGCCCCCTGGAACGCGGCGCCAGGTCCGTCGTTCACCACGCCGCAGCCCGCGGCGGTGCCAGCGCCGCAGCAGGTGGTCGGCACGCCGCAGCCGACGTTCCAGACGCCGCAAATGGCGATCACGCCGATTCCGACCGTTCAGCCGCAGAACAGGAACATCACGATCACGGTGCCGACATGACCAACATCGTCAATGGGCATGACCTGGATACGCAGTCGGGTCGCGCCGACTTCCGCGCTTCAGGCGGATGGGTAGAGGGCAACTCGAGCGGCGGCGGCTACTCGTACCAGACGCCGAGTGGTCAGACCGGCTCGGGCGGCGGAACGCAGACGCCGACGCAGGGCGCGGTGTTCAACACGCCGAGCTCGCAGCAAGTCGGGCCGACGGCGACCGTTTCGGGCGGCACGCCGACGCAGTACACCAGCGCCGACCCGTACATCAAAGCCATTCAGCAGGCAGTGCAAGCTCTCAACTCGAGCGACCTGAAGGCGTTTAACGAACAGGTCCGCGAGTGGGACAAGGTCTTCCAGTTCAACACCGACCAGTTCAACGAGGGCATCCGCCAGTTCAACAACACCTTCGGCCTGAACCAGGCCAACGTGACTGGCGTGTACAACGGCGCGCCGACGCTGGAAGCCGCCACAAGGGCGGCAAACTTCCTGGGCACGTACCAGGGGCAGCAGACGCTCCAGGCGCAGAATCAGTACTTCAACCAGGCGCTCGCCGCGGCGGGGCTAACGGGTCGGTGGGGCGACACGGTGACGCAGCAGGCGCAAGCGCAGGCCGCGCAACTCTACGGCTTCGTGCCGGTGGCGTACGACGCGAACGGCGTGCCGGTCGACGCGCAGGGGCGCAGCCTCACCACGCTGGCGGCGCAGCAGCAGGCGTACGCGCAGCAGATGGGCGCGATCCAGGCCGCGTCGCAGTTACAGGCCAACCCGTTCAGGCAGGCGCAGGTCATCGGCCAAGCAAGCCGCTTGCTGGCCGGTCAGCCGACGGCGGCGTTCTCGGCGCCGAACACGGTTGGTGGCGTGGGCACGGTCGGCGGCAATACGCAGGGCGGCGTGGGCTACTTGCAGCAGCTTGTGGACGATATCAAGAACCCGGGCGCGAATCAGACGACCGCGGACCAGTTCATCGCCAGTACGCCGACGCCGAACAAGCTGGACTCGACGTCGTTCCTCCGCGCTGCGCCGTCGACGCAGAACATCGTGTTGCAGGCGATGCAGGAGAAATACGGCATTGATCCCAACGACGCGCTGACGCAGATTCGCAACACGCTGCCGCAGTTCACCGCGCCGACCACGTTCGGTGGTGTCAGGAGGTAACCGTGCCGCTCACCAAAAAGGGCGAAAAGATCATGCGGAACATGAAGGCCGAGTACGGCGCGAAAAAGGCGAAGCAGGTGTTCTATGCTTCGCGCAACGCTGGCAAGATCAAGGGCGTCGACCGTTCCAAGAAGTAGATGGCTGAATCAGACCGCGGCATTCACCCCGACCTGGTAGACGACCAGCCAGAGGCTTCAGCAGCGCCAGAGGCGCAGAATGCTGAGGGGCGATCGAGACCCACCCGTCGGGCTCGAGCGACCCCGCCGACGGACGCTACTCCCGTTGGCGCCGATGAGGGTGGGGCTTCGGGGCCTGAGCCCTCACCCGAATCGGGTGACGACTGGCGCGCAAGCTGGTCGTCCGCGACCAGCCCTGAAGAGGCGTTCGCGCTGCTCGCCAAGAACCTGCCGACCGACGTCCTGGAGAAGGACGAACGGCTGAGCGGTCTGATCGGTTCTCGAGCCGACGTCCGCGCGCGAGACCTTCGGCGCCAGGAAGAGCGCGACGCCGCGGAGCGCGCCAAACGCGAAGCTGCTGCCAACAACGACCTGTACACGCTCGGCGAGCTCACGCAACGCGAGTACCAGCAACAGGGGCTCGCTGCCGCGCAGGCCGACCCGTACCAGCCGATGATGGAGGTCATCGGTCGCGTGCAGTCCAACTTGCCAGAGGCCGTCCAGCGCGACGTTGCCGGCAGACAGTTCGGCGAAGGCAAATCCTGGAACGAGGGTCTGCAAGAATACCTGTCCTATCTGATCGATTCCGTATCCGAGCACCGCTACAAAGAGCGGGAGTCCGCACTGCGAAAGTCGATCTTGAGCGAAGTCAACGGCTCCGAGCCGGTCCCTGAGCGCGAGGGTGGAACCCCTGCTCGCGTCCGGGTGGTGACCGACGAACAGGTCGATGCCATGTCGCTCCGCGAGTACGACGCCTTGTTCGATGAGAACGGGCATCCAAGACCCGGAGTGCAACATCGGTCCACGAGAGGCATTCCGCTAACACCACGCTAAAGGGGTTCATATGGCGGTCGGCTCAGGCATTGCCGCAACCGGCAACGAGTTCGTAGACAAGACCATCGCCGACGGCGTGTTCTCGCCAGATATCTGGTCGAAGCAGGTGCTCCGTGCAACGGAGTCCAACCTGGTCATCGCCGATTCGGTGAACCGCGGCTTCGAGTCAGACGCCAGCGTCGGCAAGACCGTCAAGGTGGCGTCGATCGGCAACCTGGCCGCTCGAGCCAAGGGCGAAAACAACGCCATCTCGTACGAGACCGTCGCCGAAACAGCGACAACAATTACATTGAATATTTGGTCTTACGCGGCGGTTGGGATCGAAGATATTGTCAAGGTCCAGGCCATCGTGGACGTTCAAAACGAGTACCAACGCAAGCTCGGCTATGCCATCGCCAAGGACATTGACACCAAGCTGGCGACCGACTTTGCGGGCTTCTCGCAGAGCGTCGGCACGCTCGGTACCGCGGTCTCGGATGCGAACGTGCTGGCAGCGATCAAGCTCCTGGACGACGCCGACGTGCCGCAGGATGATCGGTTCTTCATCATGACCCCGGCGGAGAAGGTTGCCAAGCTCGCGCTCGACCGCTGGAGCAACGCGCTGTACATCGGCACCGGCAACACGCCGGTCAAGAGCGGCACGCTCGGCGACATGTACGGCCTGACGCTCAAGATGACCACCAACCTGGTCAAGCCCGCCGCGGGTCAGGCGAACAACGCCATCTTCCACCGCGACGCGCTGGCGCTGGTCGTGCAGCGCACGCCGAAGACGCACATCTTCTACGACATCGACATGTTCGCGTGGAAGCTGGCGGTCGAGGTCATCTACGGCCACCAGGAGATGCGCGACAACTTCGGCATCCTGCTCCTGGGAGCGAGCTAAGGGGGCGCTACGTGCCAGAAGCAGTCACCGGTAACGAGTTCGTAGACAAGCTGCTCGATCAGACGTCGGCGCAGGCGGTTCAGCCGGTCAAGGGCCAGAACTACAACTACCCGACGCGCTGGTTCCTCAAACCCGATGGGTCTGTAGTGCAGCTTCAGGGCGACCCACAGAACCGCGCGTATTACGCCGACAAGGGCTATCACGAGATGCGCGAGACGCCTGGTCGGGACGGCGGGCCGTCGGAAGTTAGCCAGTACCTGGAGGTCGAGTACCCGAAGATTCTCAAGGTGCAGCGCGAGAAGGCGGCGCTGATTAACGCCATCCGCAGGGCTGGCGAGCGGTATCGCGACCTGGCCCTCGAGGACACCTTTGACGACTATTCGGTCGAAGAGATTCGCGAGTATCTGGCGCAGATCAAGGCGGAGACGGGTAAAGACATTCGCGTCATCCGACCGAATCGCGAGAAGAGTCGCGAGGCGAAGGAAGACGCCAAGCTGCTGTCGGGCATCGAGACCGCCGAGACCGAGTCGATGGAAGGGCTCCAGGCCAAGCTGAACGCGCAGCACGGTTATGACCCGATCGAGCAGTCGCGCCGTCGCCAGCGTGGAGGGAGCGCCGCATGACCGTATCCGAGCATCCGATCGTTGATCCGTCGCCGACCGCGGCACCGATCCATCTGGATATGACGTCGCTGGACGAAGTGCTCGCCGCCTTCCCCGCTCCGGCATCGGACGAGGAAACGTTGGCGCTGAAACCGAACACCGCGGCGGAGGCGACCAGCGGTCCAGACGAGCAAGTGTCGCCGACGGCGTATGTCGAGATGACCAAGCCGAACGGCGGCAAGTTTCTCGCTCCACTCGCCAACGTCGAGCACTACGAATCGAAGGGCTACACCGCCGGCGCCGAGCAGGACATTCCCGATCTGCCCGCGTATTGGGCAGAGAAAGCAGGCACAAGTGCATCTGGAACAACCCAACCCGCCGACGCCCCCGAGCCCGGACCCGAACCCACCAACCCCGCCTGAGCCCGAGCCAGAACCCACTCCTGAGCCGGAGCCCGAGCCTCCGCCTTCGGCATGACGCCAACCGATATCGAGAAACAGGTCGGCGCCGCGGCGGGGCTGTGGACGCACTCGCCGACCGATTGGGCGGGCAATGAGGGTGTCACCAAACCGTCGTCGTTTCCGACCGACGCGAGCCTGGGCTACCAGGGTGCGGCGACGGGTTCGCGGCCAGGGCAGGTGGTGATGGTCGCGATCCCGCCGGCGAGCGGCGTGGGCATCAGCGCGGTGTCAATCACCAACATCACTGCGACGACGTGCAACATCCAGTTCACGCTGAGTTCGTTGCCGACGGTCGCGGCCAGGATCAATTACGGCACCACGCCTGCGGTCGCCAGCAATACCGCTGCTGCGTCGCCAGCGGCGGGTACGCAGTCGATCAACCTGACCAGCTTGACGACGAAGACGCTGTACTACTTCCAGGTCCAGGCGACCAACGCCAACGGCACCACGCTGACCAGCCTGGGTACGTTCACCACGCCGTAATGGACTGGAAGCTCCTGGAGACCATCAGGTTCCATGAGGTCCATGACCAGTCAAGCAGTAGACGATCGGCTCGGGAAGGCGGCGTACGACGCCTACATGATCCAACTCGGCGACATGAGCAAGCCGTGGGATGGTCTGAGCGGGACCGAGCAGAACGCCTGGATAGCCGCAGCGCGCACGATCGAGGCGCAGGTACGCGAGCATGAACTCTGAACATCGTCCTGACTGCACGTTCGGACCAGGCTTCTACCGCATCGTCCTGGAGGGCGGCGGTCGGCGCTTCTGTCGCAACGAGCGCGAGGTCAGGACGGTCGTCGCCATGCTCGGTAAGGCCGTACAGCACGTCCAGCGCGACGCCTGCCTGGACGACCCCGACGACCGCGGCGTGGTCGACGGCGAACGCTTCCTGTCGCTGCCCAAGGACGAGGCGATGCGCCTGGTCGGTATCGAGGCGGAGGCTGACTACGTGCGCGCGTACCACGCCATCGAAGGCGCGGTGCTGGCTCGAGACCGTGCCGTGGCGAACGGGGTGCGCCAGCAGTCGGTCGTCATCAAGAAGCGCGGCGTAACGGTGTCGAATGTCTGAGCAGGCCGTGCAGGCCATCCTGACCGGCTTTGCGTTGAACACGTCTGCCGAGCTCGTGCTGGCGGCAATGGTCGCGCCCAGGCCGGCGCAGATTCGGACGGTCGCGTGCTTCTCGCAGGGCGCGACGGGTACGACGGCGACGATCATCGACGTTCGCAACAACGGCGTGTCGGTCTACACCAATCCTGCCTCGAGGCCGAGCATCGCCGCGGGCGCGACCGGCAAGTTCACCAGCACGCTGCCCAACCACCAGGCGGTTCGACTCGGCGACATTGTCACCTTGGTGTGCGCCCAGGCCGGCGGTCACGTCGGCGTCATCGCGACCGCGGCCATAGAGGAACCCTGATGTTGACCATCAACTCGTCACCGATGACCTTCGCTTCGAGCGTTGCCATGCGGCTGATGCCGGCCAAAATCGCCCGTTCCAGGCTTGGCAGGGCGGTCTACCTGGCGCACGGCTACTTGCCTACCGAGCTCGCCGAAGAGCTCATCGACGCGCTCTCGAGCGCGGTCTGGCTCGAGTCGAGCCTGTCGCTGAAGCACATCACTGCCGCAGGCGCTACGCGCGACCTGGGCGTGGTCTCGCACAAAGTCATTACTGATGCGGGCGTGGCAGCGGTCGTCAACGCCTTCCGCAACACGTTCGAGCTCGAGCTCTTCAATTATCACGCGCTCGGGACGGGCAGCACCGCCGAAGCCGCGGCGCAGACCACGCTGGTGACCGAGCTCACCACGCAGTATTCGACCGACAACACGCGCCCGACGGGAACGCAGTCGGCGCCCGCGGCGAACCAGTATCAGACGGTCGCGACGATCACCGTCGACGCCAACGTGTCGATTACCGAGCACGGTCTGTTCTCGCAGGCCGCGGCGCCTGGTGGAACCATGTGGGACCGCTCGGTCTTCTCGGCGCTGGCGCTCAACGCGGGCGACTCGATCATTGCGACGTACATCGCGACGGTCACGTCAGGCGGTTAGATGAGTGCCGGCGGTAGCTACCGCAAACACCTACGACTGGTGGGACAACGGGACCAACACGTACGACTCGCTCGAGGCGGCGCCGACCTACGGCATCCTCGAGGGTGCTCGGCTCACGATCACGCGGACGCTGCCAACTTCTGGCGCGCTGTCGACGTCGCGCGCCCGATACCTCACGGTCGGTGGGGCGCTAGCGCCGAGCGGGGTACTGCCGAAGCGAACGGCGAAGACGCTGGTCGGCACTCTTTCGAGTACCGCGGTACTCCTTCGAGGGATCACTCAGAAGTTTCTTGGGACACTTGGCTCGTCTGGCTCGCTGGCATCCCGTCGCCAGCGGCTTCTGAGCTCTGCTGGTTCACTGGCGCCGACAGGCACCGTAGCGCCGCGTCAGTGGCTTCCGCGTTCATGGGGTGGTCTGTGGACCGTCATAGGCGACCTGACGGCTGTACGCCTGCTCAGGCGGTCCTACGGCGGAACGCTGGCGTCCAGCGGAGTCATCCTGCTCGGCAAGATATTCACCCGCAGTCTGGGCGGGGCGCTCGTCCCGCACGGCGCGGTGGTCTTCGCCAGGACGCTGAATCGTGCCTTCAGCGGCGGCATCAGCCCGAGCGGGGCATTCACCTTCCGCAAGACGAATCGTGTGTTCATCTTCCCGCAGGGCAACCTGTGGCCGTCGGGCGACCTGGTCCTGCGGCTTGGTCCGCGGTACTGGCCTCCGCTCGAGCCGCCGCCGTTCGTGCCGCTCGAGCCGCCGCTGGTCGGTTCGGGAACCGGCACAGCGCCGCCACTGGCAAAGGTCGGAGCGCCGTCGATGCCGGCGCTCTCGCGTACACCCAAACCAGTCAAGCCCTACGCTGTGCCCGTACCGAAACCTGACTGGCCTCCCTTCCATGCCAACCCTCGCTGAGTACCGCCGCAACCTGGCTGTCGAGAGCGGTCCGTACGTGGGACCGGAAAGCTATAGCGTGCGCGCCACCGCGGGTACTGACGTGAACAAGCTGATATGCGACGTGTATCCGATCCAGTCCGGTCTGCCGCAGCAAGACCTGGCGCTGGATCGACCGCTCTACCGCCCCAACGCGGTGCAGTTGACCGACCGCAATCGGTTCGTGATGGGTTACGACCCGTTGACAGGTACGCTGACGCCCGATTTGCCGTGGACGATTGCACCCCTGTCGCCGCCGGGTGACCGTCCGTACGAGGCGCTCGAGGCGTTTCCGTACCTGGACCTGGAGCCGTTTTCGTACGAGTGTCTGGACGGCACTGGCGTGGACTGTCCGAACGGCGGCGGGATCGGCGAGCGGTTCGAGATTCTCGGGCCGTGGGACGCGCCGACGATGCATCAGTTGATCAACGACGGGCTGAAGCAGTGCTGGCTGGTCGTGGACGTGGTGTGTACCGCGCTCGAGGGCGTGACCAGGCACGATCTGAGGGACGTTGCCCCCTGGCTGCAAGACCCCAATCACGTTCGACAAGCGGGACTGCTGCCGTACGGCATGGACCCCTGGCTGCAAGACCCGTTCGCCGACATTGTGTACGGCACCGTTGAGCGTGACGGGGCGACGATGATCTTCAACAGCGGCTCCAGGACGTTCAACCCCGGCGATCAAATCTGGCTGCGCTGCTACAAGCGCGCGTATGACCACTGCCGCGTCGGGGGCGGTACGTACGGCGAGCAGAGTGGTCTGTACCTGGAGAGCGATGAAGCGCCGGTGACGCGTTCGTGGGCAACGGCGAGCGCGCTGATCGTCGGCTGGCGGCGGTTCGGGCACCTGCTCGAGGTCTCGGCCAATCAGCGGTTGATTCGCGACCAGGCCGCTGCCGCGGTGTGGTTCAACGACGAGACGCGCCAGCACTTCACCGCAGTGCAGCCGCAGACGACTTTCAGGAAGGCGCGCTCGTTCGGGCCGCGAGCGGTCGCGTGAGCTACATCAGCCATCGCCGCTCGCCGTACCCGTACCACATGATCATCGAAGACAAGACCGCCACCCCGCCGTGGCGACAGGGCTTCCTGCTCGGCGCGGCGAAGCCCGGTCAGCCGCAGCTTGTCTCGAGCAAGGTCCAGGACATTAGCAACATCCAGCCGACCGACTACTCCTACTCGGGCTGGTCGCCGCTGACCGAGCGCAACGCCGAGTACGAAGAGTTGACCTTCGGCATGGGTGTCAGCTTGCAGCAGAACGACCAGGCCAAGCTGGACCGCAGCTACCTGTACGCCGAAGGCGTCGACGCCAGCGTCTGGCCGTGGTGCAAGGGTCCAGAGCTCACCCTGTTCACCCCGCCGTCGCACGATACGACTGCTGGCGCTACGCGCTTCTTCGAGCTCCTGGGCTCGTTGTACTGCGCCAACGGGCGGTACGTGCTGCGGCGCGATAGCGATGCGGCGTGGACGCTGGTCAAGGACTTCGGCGCGGGCGTAGCCGTTCTCGACGTGGCGGTCTTCCAGTCCAATTTCGACAAGGTCCAGCGCGCGTTCTTCGCGCTCTCGAGCGGCGTGGCGCAGTACACGAGCAACGGCACCACGTACACCGCGATGGCGACCTTTACCGCGGTCGCGTTCGCCGTCATTGGTCGCGAGTTCTGGTGGGCCGACGACCTGAATCGGCTGCGGAAGTGCGATACGAACGCCGACCCGACCGTGGAAGGCAACTACACCAGCGCGATCTTCCGTGCTGGCGATGCGTCGTCAACGATCACGTCGCTGATGGTGACCGCCGCGGGCACGCTGCTGATAGCCAAGACCGACGGGCTGTACACCCTCGACGCGAGCGGCCAGGATCACTCGCTATTCCCGTTCCTGAAGCTCGCCGACGACGCCAACAACGGCAAGTTTTGGGGCCAGTTCGAGAACTCGATCTACACCAGCTACGGTTACTCGCTGGCGCGCATCGACCCCGACCTGGCGTGGACTGACGTCGGGCCAGAGAAGCTGGTCGGCAACAGTGGCCCCGTCAACGGGCGGGTGACGGCATTCTGCGGCGTCGGAACCGCCTTCGCCTACGCCGCAATCCTGAACCGCGATACCCAAACGGGATATCTGTGCAAGTTCGGCGCGTGGGGCCTGGGGCTGAAGACTCCGGAGAGCGAAGCAATTCACATCGACGCCTGGCACGGCTCGGTGATTGCTCCGCTCGCGGGGCGCGGCATTCAGACGCTGTTCGTGAGCGCCATCGGCGCTCCAGCGAATCACACGCGCACGTACCTGGGACTGTCGGATGGCACGGTCGGGTGGGTTATCAATGCCTGCTCGCCGAACCCGGTCAACTGCTCGAGCTATCGCTTCCACATGGGCGATGCGTTCATCCAGATGCCCACGTTTCACGGTGGGTTTCACGCCAGCATCAAGTCGCTGCGAAATGTCGCCGTTACGGGACCGCTGATCAACACGTCGAACTACGTCCAGGTCGAATACAAGGACGATCCGAAAGACACGTCCTGGACGCTGCTGCCGCAGCGATTCGACTCGAGCACGTACGAGCTCCAGCCAGTCTCGCCGATGGGATCGGGCGTGCTGTTCCTGTTCCGCGTCCATCTGGTGAATACGACGAACACCACGTCGCCACAGGTAAGCGCGGTCGCGATCGGACATGCGCTACGCCCGCCGCGGCTCATGTCGTTTGAGGCGGATGTGCTGTGCGCCGACGGCCTGGTGCGGCGCGACGGGGTGATGATGCGGATAGGTCGACGGAAGATTCAGCAGTTCATCGAAAAGGCGGTCGACAACCCTGGTGCGCTGACCGTCACCCTGCCGGACGAGAGCGTCCAGGAGCTCTCATTTATCGACCTGAAGGTTGCCCAGGCGTTCGATGAGGTCGGGCGCCAGTGGCACGGCAGTCTGCACATCGTCGCCATGCAGAGCATCACCCAGGAGGTTGAAATCTAGTGGCTCGAACGCTCGCGACCAACTACACCGGCACCCTCCAGTTTCCGTACGCGACCGCGGGCACCGACCTGTTCAAGAAGGAAGACGTGCAGACGCTGGCGCTGGCGGTCGACCAGCATGATCACTCGTCAGGCAAAGGCCTGTTCATTCCTGCGGCGTCGGTCGTGCAGCCGTTCCTGGACCTGACCGTCTCGCGCAACACGTACCACGGTACGACGACGAATATCATCCGTCCGACGCCGGGCAACACCACCATCTTGTCGATCGAGGCGACTGCCGCGGGCGGCTTCGCGGTCATCTCTGGACGACAGGGCTCGATCCAGGCGCTGAACGTGACGCACAACGGCACCACCTGGGCGGTCATCGACTCGGCAGCACCGTCAGCCTATTCGGGGTGGGATGGCGACGATGTGTGGCGCTGGCGTGGCGCGCCGTCGGGCTCGACGGCATACGTCGAGATGGGCTCGGTTAGCGGTTCGACTGGTAATGCATCGTTCCGTGGTGGCGTCACGGTCAATACCGGGCGGGGTCCAAACGCGGGCGGCATTTCGATGCAGACCCAGGCCGGTGCTGGTTCGGACGTGCAGTTGTTCTCCGAAAACGGCCAGAGCTACTTCTGGTTCGCGAGCGCGAGCGGTGCGCTCAACATTCAGCAGTCGGGCGGCACGGTCTGGCGATCGATCAATTGCGGGCCGCTTCAAGTCGGTGGGACCGGCAACGGCATCTCAGTTACGGACGGTCAGATTCTGGCTGGCTACAACGTCGGCGGCGGGTTCGCATGTCGTAACTCGGCAGGTACTGGACGGCTGTGTCTGTGGGTCGATGCAGGCGATCAGACGGTACTCAGCGCCGGTGCAGGTGGTCAGCTTCGCATCGTCAACAGCGCCAACAGCGTGCAGTACTGCCATTGGGACGCTAACGGCTACAACCAGGACGCCGGCTTTATCCGCACGTCGACCGGGTCATCGGCCAGCGGGCTGTACTACGGGACGCTGGCGATTAGCTGGTGCGACGGCGCATCGAATCTGATCTGGCACGGAGGTCAGTACTACTTCCGCAACCTGGCTGGATCGGTGGACTTGCTGACCGTTGCGTCTACCGGCAACACCATCGTACGCGGCACGCTGACCGTCAACGCGGCGCGCGGGGCGAACCAGGGCAACATCACGTTTTACGGCAGCGCCGGCGGTGACTACGCGATCTTCTCCGAGTCGGGGAACCTATACGTGTGGGGGCCGAATGGCGTGTACGTCCAGGGCTCGGGCGGCTCGGGCTGGAAGCCTATCTCGGCCAGCGCGTTCAACGTCAACTCGGCGGCAGCAGGCAAGTCGGCGATTGCGCCGATCACCGATCCCATGCTGATCGTGACCAACGATGCGCTGCACGGCGTGACCTACAACGACGTGACTGGTGAGGCGCCAGTGTCGGCGATCGGCTTCGTCGCTGATGCCTGGGCGCCGATCGTGCCGGAAGTCGTGGCGTATGACCACGAAGGCAACCTGAGCGGGATGGACTACGCCAAGGTCGGCGCGATCACCTTCGAGGCGCTCAAGAATTTCGCCGTTGCGACGCAAGCGCGGCTGGATGCACTGGAGGCGGCGACGAGACCCGCATGAAACGCATTCGATTGCTTTCCCTACCCGACCCGCGCATCGATCGGGCTGATCCGCAGTACGACGCTGCGGTGGTCGATTACCGCACCCTGGTCGAGGCGGCGCTGCGCGTACCACTGGATCGTCAGAACGGGGCAACCATCGCCGAGATGCGGAAGAGTATGCGCGTACTCGACGCACTGGACTGTTCAGAGAACGGAATCCTGGAGCTCGAAGATGCCGACTGGCAGGTGCTCAAGGACAAAGTCGAGAAGATGCCGTGGGCAATGGTCGACCGCCGCATCCTCGAGTTCTGCGACGACGTGATGGAAGCCACCGACGCGCCGAAGGCGGAGCTTGCCGCGGCGAGTAACTCCCATGCCTGAGTTCAGCGTCGGGCCTGGGGTCGCGCAGGCTATCGCCGACGACGGCGGCGAGGCGCGCTCCGATGAACGCTTCATCATCCTCACCGACGGCGACAAAGTGTCGATGACGATGGCGACTACCGGCGTCTATTACTGGTACGAACGCGACAACACCACGTTCAGGACACCCTTTCCGTAGCGCGGCTCCCCCGGTCGAGGGAATCACCTGGAACCCCTGGGCAGACATGCCTGGTCAACTCGAAAACTGGACCTGTTCAGCCTGCTCACTCGAATGGGTCAAGCGTTCCGCCTTGGGTGTCTCGAGCGGCGATATCTACGCCGATCGTCAGACGACCGTGTACGAGATTGGCTACCGCGGCAACATCAACGAGACGTACGGGCTGATGAACGCCGACGGCTCGGCGCTGATGGACGTCCTGGACCGCTACGGTCAAGCCTCGCAGCAGGCGTGGCTTGGCTTCGATGATGCGTACAGGGTGGCGAGCATGACGACTGGCATGATCAGCGGCGCGGCCTGGTACCACTGGACTGCCCTGCGCGGCGTGCAAGGCGACACGATCTGGATAGCCAATTCGGCGCCTGGATACAAGTCGGTCTGGAACAATCTCGGGCGTGCCGATTGGGACCGTCTCGGGGGCTTCAGTTGCGTGTGGCTGGTGTAGGAGGTCGTCGCGTGACCGTGGGTCTGGCGCCATTTTCATTGGGGTTCATCATCGCCATCGTCGTCCTTATCCTGGCGGTCATCGGCATCGTTGGGGTCTTACCCATGACGCCTGTGACGATCTTTGGGCTCGTCGCGGCACTCGCCATCGCTCGACTCTGCTGATCAACCACGCCATGTTCTGGCTCCTGGTCGTGCTGATCCTCGCCGCGATCGTGCTGGTGTGGTGGCTAAGCGGCGCTCGAACGCTGCTGTGATGCGGACATGCTGCCGGTCGATCCAGA